CTTAACGCATTAACTAATTATGAAATATCAGATGAGTTAGATATACCTTTATCAAGCTGTTGTGCTAGAGTTAGAGAACTACAAATTTTAAACTTGGTAGAAGATTCAGGTTTAAGACGAGAAACTAAATATGGAAAACAAGCGATAGTATGGAGAGTAAAATGACAATAATAAATAGACAATGGGCAATGCCTAATAAAAACACATTTTCAATTAAACCTATCAAAGATTTAATAGAAAGATATTTAATAGGTAAATGGATAGACCCATTTGCTAATGATAGTATATTCAAAGATAAATTAATTACTAATGATCTAAATTCAGAATATAATACTGATTATAATTTAGATGCTTTAGAGTTTTTAAAACAATTTAATGATAATTCTATTGATGGAATATTATTTGACCCACCATACTCTATTCATCAAATAAATGAAGTTTATGATGGTTTTGGTAAAATAAAACAATTTTCAAGATATGCACATGAGATTAAAAGAATTATAAATCCTAAAGGTTATTGCATTTCTTTTGGTTGGAATACTAATGGTATGCCTTATGAAATGAAAATTGATAAAATTAAACACAAAACTAGTTTTGAAAAAAATAAAAAAGAAATATTAATTGTAGCACATGGTGGTTGCCATAATGATACTTTAATAACAGTAGATCAAAAAGTGTAATATGGCAAAGAAAAAAGTAGCAACAAAAGCCGAGAGAGAGCATTTAAGTAAGGTTGCTTCTTTAGGGTGTCTGGTGTGTCAAAGACCAGCTAATGTGCATCACATAAGGCCTGTTGGCTTGGGAATGGCCATGAGATCGAGCCACTACCAAACTATCCCACTTTGCAGAGATCATCATCAAGGACAATTTAGTATTCATAACTGTAAGCAAGAGTTTGAAGCTATGTATGGTACAGAACACGAAATGTTACGAAAAACTTTAAAGGAAGTTGAGAGTATAGAAGAAGCAAATAATTTTTTTAATTATAACAATGGAGAGAATAATGGCTGAAATGAGAGAGGAACACTTTGAGGTAGTATCTAGTAATCGTGCTAGAGAATACGAAAAAACAAAAAAAACATTAAACATAATTAAGACACTATTAAATAGATACTCCAAAAAACAATTAATTGAAATGATTGAGAAAGAGAGTAAGTAATGGCTAAACGATCTGGTTATTTTTTAGTTTATAGGGATATATGGCGATCTCCTGTATTTAAGAATCTATTACAATGTAGTTGTTGGATATATTTTATATCATCTGCATCACACCAAGATAAGACATTAAAATTTTTAGGTAATGAGATATTTGTTCGTAGAGGAGAAATGATTATGCCTTTACGAGTAACTGCTAAAAGATTCGGTATGACTTATTCTGAAATGCGATCTTTTATACTACGGCTTGTGCGTAGAAAAATGATAAGCACTAGAACGACCCACTTACAGCCCACTAACAACCACAAGAGCAGAAAAGTAACTCTAATAAGCCTTGTTAATTATGACAAATATCAGTATGTAGATTCTGAACAACCACTTACAGACCACTTATCGCAACAAGTACTAATAAACAATACTAATACACATATACTAAATAGTAAGTCTAGCAAAGATAAGGGTGTGAATAGTGGGTATAAAAATATCGGAGATTGGGGTCAATATACTATCTTGTTGAAAAACAATAAGAAATATTTAAAACATAAATGGAAAGACGAGCCGATTAAGGATTATGAATGAAAGCAATACTCCGAATTTTTAAATATTGTAGAAAACGAATAATTGCATTAAGTATAGAAAACCGACAACTCAAATTACAAAATGAATATTTAAGAGCCACATTAAACAAAGATGAATATACCAAGCATTAAATATGGCAGAAATAAGATCACAGTACAATTCAAAATATTACAAGACTTATATGGTTTCTATGAGCCAAATAAAAACTTGTTAGTAATAGATAAAAGGGTAAAAGGATTAAAGCTATTCAATACGATAATGCACGAGTTATTTCATATAATTATTAATCATGCCGACATAGATGTAAATAAACGAGGAGAAGAACCTATTGCACAAGCTGTGGGAGATGGGTACGAGAAAGTATTTAAACAAAACCCTAAACTATGGACTTTACTAACAAAATTGTTAAAATAATCCTATTATGAAAAGCGACATAAATAAGACAAAAGACACAATTAAGACAAAGTCTATGGGCAGACCCAATAAAAAGGTAGATGAGAAAGTAATAGCAAATTTAAGCCAAATAGGTTGCACACAAGAAGAAATAGGAAGTGTTGTAGGAATATCTGCTAGAACATTACAAAGAAGATTCTCCGATTTAGTAGAGGAAAATAAAAACATTGGTAAAGCTAGTTTAAGAAAGAGAATGTGGGCTAGTGCTTTAAAAGGCAATCCCAATATGATGATATGGTTATCTAAAAACTATTTAGGTATGAAAGACAGAACAGTACAAGAAACTATTGTTGAACCTTTACCATTAATCATAGAAGCTAAAGCTGAAGAAATAGAAGATGGCAAAAACAAAGGGTAATGTATATGGTGCTGTCGTACTATATGAAAAGAAACATAAAAGAACTTCAATAGGTGGTGGGAGAGTTAAAACATCAACTATGAATAAACACAAACGCAAATCATATAAAAAATATAAAGGACAAGGAAAATAGATATGCAAATAGATCAAAGAATAGGTGCTAATATTAATTTAAGATTAAGATTACAAAGAGATGAAGCAAGAGAAGAATTAGAAAAAGCAAAAATACAAAGAGATATAGCAATTAAAAAAAATGATAAATTAGCAAATGTAATTGTAGATTTAAGGAAACTAATAGAGCATGGAAAAGAAACGAAGTAATTTTTATTCTAATGGAGAGTTTATTCCATATCAGATGCCACAGGATTTTAGACCAGCAACAAGAGAGGGTAGTTGTGGTAACTGTGGACTCTTTTCAAATAAGCATGGCTTCTGTGGACTCTATAAAACAAGAGCAGTTAAAGATACTTATGTTTGTAACAAGTGGAGAAAAAGACACTTTAAAAGATAATCTTTAAATTTATATTGTTGTGTGATATTTATGCCATATGGCTAAATATAAAAATAGAACTGTAAAACTTAATAAACCATCAAGAGGAGATGTTAAGAAGTTCAAAGTATTTGTAAAAGACAGAAGTACAGGCAGAGTTAAAAAGGTTAATTTTGGTTCTAAAACTATGTCTATTAAGAAGAATATACCAGCTAGACAAAAGAGTTTCTTTGCAAGATTCAGGCCTATCTTGGCCAAAGTTAAAGGCCAGAAGAATTTATCTCCAGCTTATTGGGCAATACAATCATGGAAAAAAGGATTTAAGATATAATGGATAAGTTTTTTTATACAGTATTTGGTGCAATAGATAATGCAGTATTATGGGTAACAACTTTATTTGATGCTAGATGTAAATGTAAAAAGAAGAAAAAGTAATTTATGAGGATAACAACTATGAACTATTATTTTACAGGAGTCTTAATTGTATTACTTTGTTTACTAACTTTATGTGTAAAACCAGCACATTCAGGTTCTACTCAATCAAATGTATCAGGTTCTAACACTGCAATCGAGGGTGGTTATGAATCTACTGCAACTACCACTTACCAATCAGGGTCATCATCTAATAGCACAACAACTTCTACTTCAAATTCTAATATTAAGTCAGCACCACCAACTGCATCTGCACCATCATTTTCTGCACAAAGTCAAGATGTCTGTGCAACTGGAGTATCTGCTGGAGTCCAAACATTTGGAATAGGTGTATCAGGTGGTAAAACATTTAGAGATTTAAACTGTGAAAGAATTAAATTAGCAAAAGTATTATATGACTTTGGCATGAAAGTAGGTAGTGTCGCCTTATTATGTCAAGACGAGAGAGTCTTTGAAGCTATGATTAATGCTGGAACTCCATGCCCGGTAGATGGAAAGATTGGTAAAGACGCATTAGCTATATGGAATAAATACGAATTTGAAAGACCAGACTATAAGACTTATGTTAAAAGAATTAAGAAAAGAGAAGTAATAGATAAAAAATTAGAAAAAGAAAAAGTAATTATACCTCTAAAAAAACCAGTTAATTGGAATAATCCTAAATGAAAATATCAGAAAATACATCAGTAAGTATGCCAATGAAAAATATGATTGGTATTATTATAGCTGTTGCAATGGGTGTCTTTGCATATACAGAAGTTACAGCTAGACTTACAAGTTTAGAAACAAGTAGAGAGTTATTTCAAGCTGATCTACTTAAAAAAAGTGAACAATTACCAACCGATCAGGAACAATATATGTTGATAGAAGATTTATACAAAACAACAGAAAAATTAGAAATAACCCAAGAGCAAAATATGACAAACAAAGTTAATATAGAATTTTTAAAAGCACAATTAGAAAAAGCTTTAGATGATGTTGAACAATTAAAAGATAAAGTAAGAGCAAATGGTAATGGAGTACATTAATGTTAGAGATGGTAATTGGTTTGCTTATGATTGTAAATGGAGAGATAAAAGAACATAGAATACAAGAATCTATGAGTGAATGTTTAAAAGGTAAAAGAGTTGCTATGCGTGGTAATAATTCTAAAAATGTTGAATATCAATGTATTAAATCAATGGCAGAAACAGAAATATATTTAGGAGAAAAATCAATTAAAAAACTTATATTAAAATGAAGTGGTGGGGTTATATACTTCTTGGTGGTTTTATATGGTTAATGCTATCTTGGTTTGCAAGTTCAGTAGGTTTAGCAGAAGAAAAAACAACAAATAATTTAATAACTAATGGCAACTTTGAAACAGGAAATGCTAATGGTTGGACTACAAATGGAAATGTCCAAGTATTAAATGATTGCTGTGAACTCAATGATGTATCATCAAACTATGATTTAGAGTTTGGAGATAGTGGGTCAATAGAACAACAATTTAATTTAACGACTAATTCTATAAATCAAAATATGTTAGATAATGGTATTACTCTTAACAGCACAGTAGAAGTACAAAATGGAGAATGTGGAGTAGCTGGTTGTTGGGGTGGTCAAGGTAATGCAGATTCATTTACAATTACATTAAAAATAAAAGACTCAGATGGTAATGTACTTGCTACAAACACTACTATTAGAACAGATGTAACAGGAATCAATGGTGCTAATTTTACAGATAGACTTATATACAATGGTCAGGACTCTAATTTAGGCAATCTTAATATAGCTGGAACAGATGCTAACGCACCCTCTAATTTGGGTGGTGCAAATGTAGATAATATAGTTGTAACTATGACTTATGATGATGAAGTTATATCTAACGAAATAATAGAAGAAATAAATAATGTTTTTGAGGAATTACAAAAAGAAACATTTAAAGAAATAAAATTAGAAAAAGAATTTACATTTGAGATTAAAGAAGAACCTAAACTAGAAGAAGTATTTGCAGTAGAAGAATCTATTGAGATTGTATCTATGCCAGAAAAAGAACCAGAAATTATAGAGGAGAAACCAGAGATTATGGAAGAAACTATAATTGAGGAAAAGCCAGAAGAAGAAGTTATTACTAAACAAATCATGGAAGAAGTTGTTGAAGAAAAAGAAGAAGAAATACAAGAGAAAGAAATAGTTGAAGAATCTACTGAAGAAGCACCTAAAAAAGAAATTAAAACAAAAGTAGCAAAGAAGAAAACAAAGAAACCTAAAATAGACAAGATTATGGCAAAGGTAGATGAACAGATTAAAGATAGTGCCAAAAATTTACAAATTAAAAATATTATTAAATTAGATGCTATGCAGAATGACCAAGCATCATTATCTTCTTACAATAATACTGAGTTTTATAAGTCTAAAGATATTTATTTGAATCAAATAGAGATATTTGATAATAGGTCTATATATGCCAATGTTGATTTAATAGAATATACTGCTAATGATATAATGGAAGTTAAGATAAAGAAATTAAACGAAATAAAGTATCGAAAGAATATGTTACTTTTACAGATACAGGAGTTAAAAAATGGTTAAAGATATTAAAAAAAACCTTACAAACATAGTTGTAATAATTGGACTTATAGGAAGTATAGGTGCTGGGTTTGTTAAGTATGGAGAAATTATGACTAAAATAGATGTATTAGAAAACGCATCTAAAACAGTTGATCTATCTATGGTTGCTGTATTAGAAGAAAAAGTTAAAGCATTAGAAAGTGTAGATAACACACATGGTCATACTAAAATTTTAGTTAATGAAGCTGAAATAAAATTATTAAAAGTTCAAATTGAAGAAATAAAAATAAGCAACAAAAACCCACTTCAATAATGCACTATGTATTAGCCTTTAGTATCTGCTCTGCAATCACTGGTTTTTGTAATAGTACAGCATTAGTTCCTGTGAAGTTTAATACATGGTCTGAATGTGTTATAGGTGGAAGTCAATTAACTATTGAATATGTAACAAAAATGGAAGATAAAATTAATAAGGATAAACTCTATATCACTTATTTTTGTAATGAAAATATCTCTGACAAAACCCCAACTTAAAGTATCATCTAGTAAAGCAAGATTTAGAGTTCTTATAAGTGGTCGTAGATTTGGTAAAACATATCTTTGCATAACAGAGATGATGAAATACGCATCACAACCAAAGAAAAAAATATGGTATGTAGCACCAACCTTTAAGATGGCTAAAGAGATTGCATGGGCAAGTCTTAAAGAAATGCTCAATCAGTTTAATTGGATAGAAGATATTAACGAAACAACAATGACTATTACGATAAGAAAATCTAATAGTACAATCTCATTAAAGGGTGCAGATA